ACATCGGACGTGAGAGATAGACATCTATATTGAAATAAAATTGAGACGTAATATGATGAGGTGTTATATATAGAGTATTATTATTTATATTATTATATTATTATTTATTTTTTATTAGAGAAATAATAATGTATAGTTAATAACTAAGAGTTAAATAAGTAAACAAGATGAGGGCAAAATGAGGGCAAAAAGGGCATATTTTGAAGGGCTACAAAGAGTTTACATATAAATGAAAATCTGAGAGGTTGTTGTAGGGGGGTCAAAAAATGCCCTTTTTGCCCTCATTTTGCCCTTGCCGTCAATCGCGGTGGGACTAATCCTCATCATCAGAGTCATTATTTTCAGAAATCATTCCAATCAATACACTTCTCACCTCTATTTGCTTTTTGTTCTTGTAAAATCTAAACCTTTCTCTATACCTAGATTTTAGTTTATTTTCGGTCATTACCATCATCATAGTAAATTGAGTTAAGTTAGGTCTTTGGTCTCTTCTCATATTTTTATAATCATCACTATCTTTGTACATGTTAAACATATCTTTTACTTTTACAATATCTGTATCCTCACCAGTTATTTTATAGTTATGTTGCCACCAATTACCAAATGTGTTATTACTATCAATGTAACACTTGGTTCTTTCTCTAACACAATCAGGTGTATAAACATTATCATCTGCATTGTCAATAATGTATTTGAAGAGAGCTGAGCAATATTTCTCCTGAAACTCACGACTTTTATAGTACCTATTTGCAGGGTATATGTTTGTCAAGCTTTTATCATTTAACAGTGTTTTATCATCTGTAAATGTAGACTCAAATAGTATATCCATAAACCTTCTTACTTCTGCATTAGTTGGTCTGCCACTGAATTGTAATCTTACATTCAATTCCATAACAAGTAATGCGTTCAATACCACTTTACAATCGCCTTTATATAATTGTCTGGCATTTACAGTATCATTATCAACAAGTGTTTTAATATTACCTAAGAATAGCTTCTCTGATTCATCAGGTTCTTTAAAACATACTAATCGTTTCTTGTGAATATTAGCTAGTTCGGGATTTGCACCACCTCTAAACTCTTTTGTTAATAATGAAATAGGAGCATCATAAGCATAATCACCTAACATTACCTTTAAAGCTTCATGAATCAACCCTTTACCATTTGCACCTCCCCCGTTAGCCATTACAAACTTATCTTTTTTACCTCCAATACAAGCATTATATAAGATAGACAAATAACACTTCTTAATTTCAGGATTAGGGAATATCTCATTAAACAGCTTATCAATACAAGCCACTTGTTCCGTTGTAGGTTCTATATAATCTCTACCAGTATTCATACAAAGGTAATCGTCATATTCAATTTTAGACCATTCTTTAGTTTTAAAATTATACTTTTTATTGTTAAATGCAATTACATCAGGATTTACATCAAATTCAATTTTATCACACCTACAAACTACAATAGACTGTAATTCTTTCCAGATGTTATTTAAAGTTGCTGATTGTCCACAGCTAGTGATTATCTTTTTAACTGAATCGTGATTATCATCATTAATCATCTTTTGAAAATGTACTGTTAATGTAGCATTGATTAAACGCCTTATATATTTACCATCCTTATCTTCTTTTCTCCACTTGTTTTTATACCAACAATAAAACTCCTTGTCGCTTTCAGCATATACAATTTTTTCACCAGCTAGGTCATCAAATTGTCTAGCTAAACCACTGTCACTAAAGTCATTTTTACAAGAGTAACCAACTAGCTTAGCATATTCAGTAGGATTAGATAGTTTTGCATAGTGTTTAAGTGTACCCATACTGACTCCAGTTGTTCTAGAATCTTCACTGTTCCAAGTAGCATCCCAAGCTTCACTGGTTAATGGTTCACATTTAGATGCTTTATTACTGATTCTCAATGCTTCTTGCTCTGTAAAACATTCTCTTTTCATAGCAAATACAATCTTCAGCCAATCCTCTCTATTACTTAAATACTTATCATCAATTAATTCAACAAACTTCATCTTATCAGATAAATCACCTGTAAAAGCATTTAAAGAAATATCCATATTACATATTGGGGGGGTGGGAGTAGAAATTATTTTTTTGCAAGAGTTAATATAGTTGATTAGTTCAATAGGCATCTCTTTGAGATCATTAACATATTTCCATTTGTAATGGTAGTATGAACCATCTGCTAACTTGTACTTGGTTGGTGGTAAATAAATCATTTTGTTATTACCTTGTACATCAACATTCAATATACTTTTATCTGGTTGCATCACTGCATTAGTGTACTTAAAATAGACATGTATACCCCTCATTGTTTTAACGCTTGGGTATAGATGTGCATTATTAAAGGTTTTATCATTGACTAGTTTTAGATATTCATCATAATTATCAAAGTCCAATACAATAATATCATTTATTTGTCCACATAATGCAAATATGCATTCATGTGAATTATCAATTTTGCTGGTTTGTAAGCTTGACCAGCCCATCATTAAACCTTTTGGTTTTTTTTTACCTTCCACTACAGACATGGAGACAAAACTACCCTTGATGAGCTTGGCGGTCCACATTGGTTCTTTGTTTTCTACAACGTTTTCTTCTTGATATATTATATTCATTGTATATTATATCAATATTATTTCTTTATATTCTTTTTCCTAAAGTTTCAATTTTTTGAATTTATAATAAAAAATAAAAATTATTATAAATTCTTGATGTTATAGCTGGTTAATAGTGTGTTGATATTAGTACCTCTACTCTCAGAAATCTCTTTTAATATATTTGTATTTCCATTTTGAAAGTGGTGATTAAGTATAATTTTAATATAGTTTGATTCACCTAAAGATTTATATGTTGCTTTTTGAATGTAGTAACCTACTTGGTTTAAATTAGGGATGAAAACACACTCAGGGTCATGACGATTTTGGCAGTAATACAGTTTTTTGATAGCATCAAATACTTTAGGGTCTGTTATTATTTGTTTCTTAGTTCCATATGTATTAACCGTTTTGTAATCGTTTCTAACGTATAATAATCTTTTCCAACGAATATTAACCCACATATAATTCTTACTCTCATCAGTTATATCTTTTTTGCGAGTCACAATATTAAATACTAAGTCTTTGTTACGTACATAGTGATTTAATATTAACCAATTTATTATGAAGTCAACATATGATTTATTATTATACAAACTATCAGTATAATCAACTAGTTCTTGATATGATGGTAATCCTTGGAGATTTGCATTTGCTTGTTTTAATTTAATATCAATTTGCTCTTTATTACTCTCTCTATATTTAACAATTTTATCAGTTGGTAGATTGCTCATTTTTCTTACTAGTATTGCCACATTTAATAAAGCCTGTTGGCTGTTACAGTTTGACACACTCTCTTTTACTAATTTAAGTAGCTTATCTTGAGATGTGTCTGCTATATTTCCTCCTATTATTTTATGTAGTTTATTATATTGCTGGTTGTAAACTAGCTGAGTCTTTGATGTCTTATCAGTAATTGATTGTTGGAATTGTTTCAATTCACTCATTTATATATTATACAAATATTCTTTTTAAATCAATTTTATTTCAATTTTTCCTAAATATAAAAAATATATTTTTTTCTCTCTATTTATACAAAAATGAGTTGGTTAAGTAAAGCCCAATCTAATGCTAAAAAGATAGGAGTAACTGTAAAGCCATCAGAAAATAAATCCAAAAAACTAGATGTTTATAAAAATGATAAGAAAGTAGCCTCAATAGGAGCTAAAGGCTACGATGATTATTTAACACATAATGATAATGCTAGAAAGAAGAATTATAAAGCAAGGCATAATAAATATAGACATAAAGTAGGAACGCCAAGTTACTATAGTGATAAGATATTATGGACATGAATATATTTTCTCTCTAAATTATATATGAATATTTGTGAAATAAAAATAGAACTAAAAAAGCAAGGTATTAAAGGAATAACTGGTAAGACCAAACCAGAGTTATTACAAATGTTACAATCAGGTAAATCAGAGCCATCAAAACCAAAACCTAAACCAAAACCAGACCCTAAACCAAAACCAAAACCAAAACCAAAACCAGACCCTAAACCAGACCCTAAACCAAAACAACAAACAAATGAAATAGACAAATTGAATCCACCGTTACTATTAAAATTAAAAACCACTGAGCCAGAACCAGAGCAAAATAAAGCACCACCACTAGCTAATAAATCGTTAATAGAATTATATAAGATGAATCTAAATCTAGAAAAAACAATAAAAGATAATGTAAATACATCAGAGGCAGAAAGGTCTAAAAAAATATTAAAGAAAGTAAAAATTGCCTTTAGATATAATAGAGAGAAGTTTATTAATAAAATAAATAAATTAAGAAGGGTATCATTATTAAAAATGAAAAATGAATTAATAAAACAACATAATGATAATGCTGGAGATACAGATGCTATAAAGATAATTGAGGGGCAACTAGCAGAGGTGGAAAAATTGATATAATTTTGTAACAGACAATAATTAATAATAATAATAAATAATAATAATTACAAAGAGAGAAATAAAAAACAATAAAAAACTATATGCAAAAACATTCATATCAATTGGTTCAACTGGCTCAATTGGCTCAAATTGGGGTGTTTCTGTTACACTATGTGTTCAAACCTGTCAAAAACTGAAACCGCCAAAAATAAACATTTTTTTGAACTCAAAAAAAACAGTTAAAAACGGTTACGAATTCTTAGTCGTTAAAGGAATAAGTGAAAGCAAGTTGAATCAACAAAAAATTCGGAGTTGAAAAAAAAAAAGATTTTTGCCTCTTGGTGTTTTTTTGCAGGTTTTTGCTGAAAGTGTAACAGACAGCTTCAGTTGTAGGGTCGTATTTGAACAGATTATGGAATGAATACATAATCTTTTCAGCATATTACAAGGTGTTAATGTAATCACAATTAACATCTAATTAGTATTGATTAACAATTAATTAAACATTAATTAATTAATTAATTAATTAGAGTTTCGTTATTTTTTCACGATATTGTTTTTGATACTCTTTTATTTTCTCTTTATTGTCTTGGTCATAGTTCTTTTGTCTCTCTGTTATTCTCTCTTTGTTGTCGTGATAATATTCTTTTGTTTTCTCTTTATTTTCTTGGTAATATTCTTTTATTTTCTCTTTATTGTCTTGATAAAATTGTTTCTGATTTTCTTTCAATTTCTCCTTATTGTCCTTCCTATATTGTTTATTATATTCCAGTTTCTTTTCTTTATTATCTTCTCTATATTCTTGAGATGTTCTTCCAGCTATGTGTTTATTAATACAATTATTAGCTCTAATATGTTCCCCTTCTTTTTTTAGTAATTGCATCTTATTATCACAAGAATACTCTTCTATTAACTCAATCCTAACATCATCAGAAGCCTCAAATAATAATTTACTATTGCATTTATTTTTTAAACTCTTGTGACACCAAAACCTTTTAGATAACGATTGAGTAGTAGAACCGATATAAATCATATCATTTTGTGGCGACCATAACTTGTATATTTTACTTTGTTGATAATCAGGCATATTCTATTTTATTCTATTTTATTCTATTAGTTTCTTTTTAAATTCCTTTTTAATGTTATTTACATCGGACGTGAGAGATAGACATCTATATTGAAATAAAATTGAGACGTAATATGATGAGGTGTTATATATAGAGTATTATTATTTATATTATTATATTATTATTTATTTTTTATTAGAGAAA